CGCTTGTGTTTGCACTGGAAACAGATGCCAGTACGTCCCGACCCTCTTAAACATCTCTTTAGCTGTAAAGTTTAGAGTTGCAGCACCCTTGCCAGCCCTACGGTGCCACACGATACAGGCACGTTTAGCCCCTGAATCCATGGCCTTAAAGAATGGGATTTGGTGTGGCCTAGGTTCCCATTGGTAGGGAATGGATATATCAGGCATTCTTGAAATCTGAGACCGTTATCTGAAGATCCCCGCCACCTTCGCCCGTGATTTCTGTAGCCTTCAGCTCTGGCAGATATTTCCCAAGCATTTTATGCCGTACATCCACCACCTTAGAGTATTTCGCTAGATCCTGACTAAAAGTCTCAGATTCAGGGTCTAATTTCTCGATCTTCTCAATGATATCAAAAAGATATTGAACCGACCCTCTTTCTTGCATGTACTCTCGCAATGCATCCTGTCGAGCTAATCTGTTTCTTGTTTTGGTGTGTAGGTTCTTACTACTCATTGTTCTTACCCTTACCAAAGATTTTATCCCAATTGGCCGAGTATTGAGCCCGACTCTCTACAGTAGTCTTTCTAGCGTGCGATCCCTTGCCACCATGAGACCACTCAGGAAAATGCCGATCGGCCGTTTTCTTGTCTAACTTATGACGCATATCAGGCATGTTTAACCCTATGTTTTACGATATATGCTGTTTGATTCTATATATATAACTAATGGATCTAAAAAAAGATTTGACACGTTTCGCGTTATGCCTTATCTTCTCATTCGTTACATCAAATTATACATTAAAACAGCAAGGAGTTACACCATGACAACAATCAGCAAGAAAGCAGCGGAAGAAATCTCTAACCTAATGAGGACAATCGTTTGCAATGACACTTTGTGCGATTATCTTCTAAGTGATTCGTTCAAAGAAAAACTAGACCCAACCGATAAATCTATATATTGGAAATTACGATACGAATGGGCCGATGCAATCGTCAGACTAGATGACAAGTTCGGCATTCAGCACCCATCGTTAGAATATGTTTTAGAAAAAATAGATTATCTCGAAGACCAAAAATTTATGGAACGACAAGAAAATGAATGCTGGACAAACTACAACAAAGCGGAAATGTCTCGAAGCCACGGCGGCCTAATAACCGCCTTCGGGTCTACCAGTTAGGGACTGGTACTGACGAGGCCATAAGGCCGAAACCCAAAACAGCAAGGAGTAACACATGAGTTTAGCAACCGACACAATCGTTTTGCACATTGCCAACAATGAAGGCTTTTACAATGACGCGCAGGAAATACTAGAACGCTGCGGTGATTCGTATGACGCCTGTATTGAGCTTAAAGACATGGTTGATGAGATCATGTTCCCAGAGGAAGCAGGACAGCCACAAAGCGGTGATCATTTCTTTAGACAGGATATGCTTCTTGAGGCGTTGTCACAGGTCAATTGGCGCGAAGTTTACGAACGATTGACGGAAGATTAAAAACCCATCCTAACACAACGGGCCTTCGGGCCCTTAACCAATCCGAGGGGATTATATTATGTTCGAGACAGAAACCTACCGCATTCCACACTTTGCCATCGTGGCGCTACTGTATGACGACTACAGCGGCATTCAGGACGACGACGAAGCATTCGTTGACAACTTACACCAATGGCTTGACGATCAACACGGCGAGGGCCAGTGGCATATTGGCGACGTTTCCGAACCCTATCATGGCCGCGCTGATTTCGAGCGTATTCTAGGCGATATCTGTAACGTCAACATTGAGGTGAGAATATGAACAAAGACAAAGAAATGATCCATTTTTGCCGGTACTTATGGGACTACTACGGGCCGCAGGGTTTGTACCCAATATCCCCGACAGTTTGCACGATGCACTTACACGCCGCTTGGATGCACGCCTTACAGTTTGACGGGTTCTGTGGCGACACCATCGACCGCGAACGTGCGCGAGACTATTTAGTCGACCAACTAGGCTATCAATGGGGGCAAGCATGAACCGCCTTACAAAGATTTGCATCGCCGTGGCAGTTGTCGCGGCCTTGCTCTGGGTCTCAAATTGGGACTATGAGCACGAGGTCACCATGTCCAAAGAGTACCGATATAACGTCTGTCTAGGCTACTGGCCGGACTATCAAAACTTAAAACCAAACTGCGAGGGCGTAAGATGACGTGGAAGCGCCATCCCCAATCAACTAGACCAATGAAAAGAGGGCCTAAACCATCAACGGGCAACTGCTCATCGATGGCCGAGTTAGAATCCGAGGTGGCCAAGCGTAGGGCGCTAGGATGGAGTGCAAACCGCATCGCAAACCGTTTCAAAATAAATTGGCCAGCCGCTAAACGTATTATCACAAAACTAGAGGGCAACACATGAAACCAACCCGAACCGAACTGTTAACCGCATGGATGACGTTAGTTAAAGTGCGCGAGACTTACTGCCATCCAGAGGTCGACCAATACGAACAGACCGTACTGCTAGACGTGCTTAAAATGCTGGACAAACTACAACAAATCGAGGGCAAGAAATGATCAAGAAACAACTTGATAAACTAATGGTTCCACGCTTCACAGGCGGGGCGATGATTGTGGCTTTTTTATTCGGGTATGTTTTCGGAGTTCTTCTCATCTAATGGGTGCGTAGTTTCAGAAGATATCGGCCCCTTGATTTTATGATTTAATGTAATTATAATTTTGATATCAGTTAACCGTATGCCAGTGCATTAAACTGATTGCAGGGGTCTACCGCCAAGTAATAGTTATCACCCTGTTAAAATTAGAAGAACCCAGTTTAATCGCTGGGTTTTTTTATGTCTTAGATTTAGTGGCCGTTTCTTTTTCTATCAAGATCTGAGTGTAATGCACCACCTTTCGCAAGTCATCAACCCCGCCCTTAGCACGCCACCGGCTGATGTACTTCACAACATTGGCTTCACACCATCCCATGTCGTTCGCTAATATGTATTCAGTGGGCTGAATCATCATCAGCTTGTAGTGGTTGCCGCCTATCTGCTCGTCAAATGCGCTCATTTAATCCGCTCCACGTTTACCTTTAATCGTCCTTCTTCCCCATAGTCTTTGTGAAGAATCACGCATGTCATACTCCGAGAACTGGCATAGCCAGAGCCAGCGTGCCAAGCATCTGCGGGTGCTAGGATGTTCCAAGACTCGAACAATGCGCCGCCAAATTCTTCCTGATTCTTGTGGTGTATGTGACCCGTCCATACGAAAGTGTGCTCCGCTTCGCCCCATTCTTTCCTGAGATTTGACACGATTGACCCGTGAAGATTGGACATTTTAATCCGATCACCGTGATGGGTCACTACCAGATTCTTACCCCACTGCCACCAGATAAACTTAGACGCGTTATCGAATACGTGAACACGCGGATCATCCTCAAAGTACAGGCGCATGACCTCATTCAGCCACAACGCAGCATCTGGATCATGGTTCCCTCGAACATTCACAAGCCAGACCTCGGCATGTTTCTCAAGCATCCGCAAAACCGTACGCTTTATCACATTACTTGCAGCCCTGATGGTCTTGGAGTACCGGCCATCAGAGTCTAGGAGATTCTTACTATTAGGCGTTGAGCTGGTGGAGTCGTTGACGTGCATGAAGTCGCCAAGGTTCACAAGCACACCGACCTTACCCGCTGGTGCTACACTGACCAGTCGATCAACTGCATCTTCTAAGAGTCGTTGCGAAATCTTGACATCATAGTCCTCGCCCATCGTCTCAGTATGGTGAGCAAGCATCCCAAGATGATGATCCCCAATAATGTAGCTAACCATATAATCGTCATCAATGCCTTGGGGCGGGTTAATGGGAGTGTGTATTCCCGAGACTTCATCTTTGAATCCCTCCACAAATTGAGCGATTAATTCTTCCAGCTTCTGCCGTTCTGGTTCTTGGATATGCCACTGTAAAACGATATCACCGTCCAAATTGTAGGCGGTACTGACTCGCTTAGTGGTAAATCCTGGGACTGTCTGACGGTTTACATTATAGGCTGGCGCTACACCTTGAAGTGCTGCCCGTCTATGAATAGCCACAACTGCTTTATTAATTCTTCTGGGATTTTTGCCTAACTCTCTAGCAATCTCAGACTGATTCATCCCGCTCAAAGTCATCTCAATAATCTGACGCTGGTAATCAGTGTTGCAGAAATCTAGGTGCTCGGTCGTGGTCTTATACTTCGTCGTCATATTCCCAGCTCATCTGGTAGAACGAATGCGCGGCCATTTGCAACCGGCCAGTGAGTGCAGCTATTGAATCAGGATCTGTTGAGAAGGTTCCAGGCATATCTAGGTCAAACCTGTCGAGGTGTTCTGTCACTATGACGGCACCGCAGATGTTGCCAGCCTCACACTGTTCCAACAGGCTACGGAGTACATCCCGCACCTGTTCAGCATTACGGTCTAGCGTGGAGACTGTACCCATTTCTTATTCAGTGATTGATACTTGGATAGCATCTCTTGCAGATCCTCAATGGTATATTTGACTGGATCATGCGGCCCTTCTAGCCACTCGACCCGCTCTAACCCTATCTTTATCAACAAGTTTGACCGATATTCTGATAAATTACCAGACTTGTAGTTATTGCAAACTGAGCACTGTTTGTGGCAATTATCTTCTTCAAACCGTAGTGCAGGATGACCGCCCACTGTCTTGTAGTGACCGGCATGGTACTGCCCATCGTGATGACGGTTGCATGATATGCAAGGATCTTTCTTATCTCGGTTCCTAATGTACTTATTGAACTCGGTTTGGCACCGTCTCATCCAATAGGATCTGTCTCGCTTGGACTCTCTGGTTTCTTTGCGATTGATTCTAGTTCTTTCTGTCTTTCCAAACGCGATAAGGCATTGAGTCGCATTACACGTTTTCTGGAAACTTGTGAAAGTTGGCGTGAACTTTTCCCCGCAGACTTTACATTTCTTGGCCATGTCATTTGCTCACCTCGGTCAATTGAAAACCCTGTTCCCGCAGATGACGCTCGACCATATCCAGGAACTCGCTGTGCTGCTTCACATTCATCAAGTTTGTGACCTCAAAGTTAAAAGGCTCCACCATGAACGATAGCTTTTGCTCGTAGGTGTATGGCTTCACGTCTCGATCATACACTGCTTTGAACTTCTCGCTGTCACGTCTGAGGATAGGGATTCCAAAGTGCAATTTACAATAGGCCCTGTATTCCCACGCCTTCATATCGCCCTGCTTCTCGCAGTCTCGATACCATTTGTTAGCAGTGTTGTTCTGGGTAGCGGTACGTTTCTTCTTGTGCTTCTCTATCTGTACGTCAATGGGAAACTCTAACTCGATCTGCCCTAGCATGTGCATCATGTTGTCCAGACCTTCCTGATTCTGGATTGTCATGCGGACGCATTCGGTGGCTAACTTCTCTTTACTCAATATCATTGGGTTATGGCTCCTGATTAATTGGGTTTTTGAACGAGCTAATTATTCTTCTGACGTAATTGAGTAATAACCAGTATCGTGTAGCCAATCTTCATACCAGTCGGCATACCCTTCATCCCAAAATATAAAGTCGTCAATGGTTTCATTTGGTTTTCGTTGTTTGAGCACCATCCATCGTTTGAATTTCCTTACGCACCTTAGCATCACATCTTCTGCCATATCTCCTTCGGCATAAAATCCGTCTATAAATCCAGTCCTAACGTCCTGTATATACCAGTCGCTCATGCCGCACCCAGCACCTTAACCCGTTGCTGACTTAGCTTGTACCGGCGGTATTCTTCAAGACTTGGCTTGTGCCCCTTGCTCAATTCATTATCGTATATCGATATGAAATACGCATCTTCTAGGGCCTGTTCGCGTTGATCCTTAGAAAAGTAACCTTTTCCGCCCGTCTTTTGTGGTTCATCATTAAACAATGCCGACTCACTTAGACCTACTGCCTGGACTACTTCGCTACCCTTGGCCCCGCAAGCATGGCAGTAGATTAATATCCTAGTGCCTTGCTCGCTGATTGACATTGACGGGTTGTTGTCTTGGTGTACTGGGCAACATGCCACATAATTTTTACCCGCCTTCTTTACCTTATCCAGCCTTCCTAAAATTTCTTGAAGCATCTTTTGCCCTCTTGATTTGTAAATGTGTCAGATAACTTTGAACCTCTGGCATCCGCTCATTGCTCGGCATGGGTCTAACACGGGGCCAGACACCGAACTTTGATTTGTATGCCCAGCTTGCCCAGCCAGGTTTGTATCCCTTTTGAGCCGCATAGAATTGCAACTCGTATAACCATCTTCCCTTGTCTTCTCGCTTGATCTCTTTCAAGATCTGCTTGTCTGTCTTCAGCAGTTCAGCCTTGGGTACTTCATAACCACACGCGCACCGTGGAACCATCATGGTCTGATAACACTGTGGGCAGTCCATTGTCTTGGGTTCTTTCTTGTCCTTGGTCTGTTCCCGCTCGTTGTATTCTTTCTCACCGTCATGCAGTACATCAGGCACAATGTCTTCAGCGAATCCATGACGCGACACGTTACCCGCATGGTCTAAGACTATGGCGTATGGTTTATCTTGGTGTATGCGTAGCACTCGGCCTATCCGCTGGACGTAACTAGCCAATGACTTAGTGGGAAAGGCATCGATCAGGCACCGGACAGATGGCGCATCGTATCCAGTGTTGAGTAATCTCGAACAGCTTAGAATCTTGAACTTGCCCTCGTCATGTTCGCGGTAAAGTATCTGCCTCTCGGCATCGTCCATGTATCCATCGATATGCTCGGCGCTGATACCCGCAGCATTGAACATTCTGACCATCGTTTTGCTATGGTTGATCGACGGGGAGAACGCTATCGTCTGTGAGTTTTCACCGTACTTAATCCAGTTCTCGATAATGTCCCCGACTAGATTAGTATCTTCTTCGATCCTAGTAGATAGCGCAGTTGGGTCAAAGTCTGACGCGCCAGTATTCAACCGCCTAGACTTAACACCTTTGAGGTTAGGCTTAGTGCCACCGTAGTATTTAGCTGGTGCCAAGTACCCTTTATCCGTTAGCTGATTGGCAGTGATCGGAACAATCAGGTCATCATAGTGATTGCCTAGACCTTTGCTGAATGGTGTAGCAGACAGACCTATGACCGGCACAGCAGAATACTTTTCCATCAAAGTAGTCGTGGTCTTGTAGTGAATGTGCGCTTCATCAACAATGATTAGCCTGGACATGGGCCAGTTTCTACGCCTTGCCAAAGTTTGAATCGATGCAATTTGGATATTAGAAGTCCAGTTTGACCTAGGATGATTCCACCCTTGGATCACACCAGCCTCGATACCATGCTTATCGAATTCTTCTATCGCTTGCTGAACCAGCTTGATCCTGTCACAGATAAAGATACCCTCTTTACCTTTCTTTGCAGCGTTAGCCAGCATCTCTACTGCTACCCTCGTCTTCCCAAAACTGCATGGTGCAGCTAACATTATTCTTTTATTGCCCTTTCTGATTGAGTCCCTACACATCTCAATCGCTCTTACCTGATGCTCTCTTAACTCCATAACACCCTCACTATTTACTCCTGTTGATTTTTTCTAAATATCTTAAATCAAATATCCAGCTTGCTTTTGCATTGCCCTTCGTGTCGTCCTTTCTGTTCTTGTATTCATGGCGCTTGGCCTTGCCTTCCTTAGCTAAATTGATTGCATAAGACACTGGCAATAAATAAACACCCGACCATTTCACATTCAAGATCATAATTAAGTTTTGATATAAGTCTCGATAACGCTGCAAATCTTTTTCATTGATGCTGATTGCATACTCAGGCGGTATTCCAAACATTCTTTCTGAATACCTCCATTGGCTCATGATTGATTTTAGATCGCATGGTAGCTGAATAAAAAAATCATGCGTGAACTTATCTGACTCTTTCTTTGGGTTCAACGTAACAGGGAAAGACCCGTCCAAAAACTTATGCTCAAGTTCTTCCCCATATTGACACCAAGATAACTTATCCTCATTGTCCATCTGCACCTCTTTTTATTTTAGACACAGTTCAGCTTTTTCCCTTTGCAAGCCACAATCGTACAACTCGTTAGGTCGCTTAGATTTTGCGTGGCTACATCCTAAGATGCGGTACTAATGTCCTTTCGGTTTCCTGACTAGGCGCTACCCTAGCCAACCCACTTGGGTCTCTGCGTTTAGGACGTGAATCGGGTCAAGCTGACAGACCTACAACGTGCTCACGGATTACTGCTTTATGGATTGGACGCACAGTTAAGCGCCACTTTCCATCGGCAGGAAGGTCTTTTATGAGGATTGCAATTGTGCTAGAGTTTGAGTCGTGTCGGTTGTGACAACGATTCTTTCTGGTTGCAATCGGACATTAAAGGGACTGGTAATCCCGCCGACACATTTAATCTAACACCTTCCGGTGATAAATCAAACCTTTTTTCTAGCTCTGTCATCTGATATGATTCCATTGTCGATGTTAATGCTCTCTTGCTGATTGTTGCTCACTCGACCCGCCGTTCCCCTCACGGCACTCCCACGGCCCACTTCGGTGGGTCTTTTTAATACACTCTCTTTTCTATCCTAAGATTGATCTCAGTTACAACCCAGTTGTCACCGAACTTGACAAAACAATCGTCACGCTTCTTCCATGCGTGCATCTTCTGTGGACTGATACCTAGCTTCATGGCCAGTCCATGATTAGTCTGCTGGGTCAGTGCCAGGAATGCTTTTAGTTCTAACTCTTTCACGTTATGCCCCTATCTGATTAAACAATAGATGCAACTCTACCATTAAATATTTACAAAAACAAGTTGACACACGAATTAGTATGGCATATTGTTTAGGTTCATCAGCAAACAGGAGTAGACATGAACGAGAAACAACAACTAAGCATGATCGAGGACTTGGAAAATTTCGCATTCGAGATAGCCAGGTTATGCCGATCAGGATACGCCATTGGCGTACAAGACATGGCCATCATCCGATTGTTTCACCGTGAACTAGACCGCATCTCCGAGCAGATGATTGAGGATGAGGACGAATGGAACAAAATGCAACAGCATCAGGTAGAAGAAAATAGACGCTTAGATCTCGATGCTATGGGATCAATCAGGAGTGCGCTTAGATGATTCCCGATTGGATACTATCACTACAGTCTAGTGCTACTTGGGCTCGTCGGTATGAGAACCAAGCCAGCTTTCAGTGGGACGAAGACGTTGTAGAAGAATTGCAAATCATTGCAGACCGATTAGAAACTTTACTATCTGAACAAAAGGAGAGATACGATGAGTATATGGCAAACACTAAGCTCAATTAATGTAAACGACCACACCGAAAGCAAAGGCAACTTAACCTACCTATCATGGGCTTGGGCATGGGCTGTCACTAAGCAGCACTACCCAGAGGCTACCTACTCATTCCAAGAGAGTGAGGCCCACACTGATGGGACAATGACCGTACATTGTACTGTGAGCATTGATGGACTATCGCATGAAATGTGGTTGCCAGTTATGGATCACCGTAACAATGCCGTAGCCAATCCTAATGCCTTCCAGATCAACACCGCTAAGATGCGATGCTTGACTAAGGGCTTATCAATGCATGGACTGGGTGCCTACATATACGCTGGTGAGGATCTGCCAGCACCAGAACCAGAGAAGACTTACGAGCAATGGTGTGCAGAAAACAAGGACAGCATCATGGCAATCAAAGTCGGAATAGCAAACGATGATTTCCCATCTGCCGCTGAAGCATGGTTCGAGTTAAGCAATGAAGTTAAGACTGCACTATGGAAAGCGCCAACCAAAGGCGGATGCTTCACGAAGATTGAACGAGAAATAATTAAGTCATCTGACTTTAGAAAGCTGCATTATAACGAAGGAGAGAGTGAGTAATATGAAATACATTAATGGACTGTATGCTAAGAAGAAACACGAACGAGCACCAGACTTTGTGATCTGCTCAGGGTCAATCAACAAGACTAAGATGCAAGAGACCTTGAATCAGATGGAAGGTGAATGGATAAACTTCCAAATCTTGACACCGTACTCCCCAGATGAGAAGTACCCTGACCGTCTAACCGTTAAGATCGATGAATACAAGAAAGATGAGCCTAAACAGATTGATAAGTTGCTCGTGTTGACAGTAGCATCTGCACCAGTAGACGTTGAAGAAGACATACCTTTCTGACGCTGTATAGGGGTCTCTAAGGCCCCTTATTTTATGCTCAGAAGAAATGAACATTCAGCAGTCTATACGACAATACCACCATTGTTATCAAAGGATGGTTTCAGACGGTGCTTGTATTGTGGTGAGCCAGCCAACACAAGAGAGCACTACCCGCCAGTATCACGAGTGGCTGACTACATGGCGCTTGGGCATGATTTCTATGTAATCTTTGGGGCTTGCAGCGATTGCAATAGCATTGCAGCAGCAGAGTTAGACGAAACTATTTTTGATAGAATCGAAAGAATCAAAAACAAGATAGCCAAACGAGGCAGGAAGTATACAAAAATACCTGATTGGGATCAGTCAGAGCTTGACGAGCTAAGTGATTTTTTACGAGAAGACGTAGAAAAGTCTTTGCGTTTAAAAGAATCTGTACTTTGTAGGGTTAATTATTATGAGGGATTAGAGCACATACAGGATTGCTGCAATTTAAGGTGAGCGCGGATTCAAATTGATATAGAAAACCGCTCAGATCGGTTCAAATTGCGCCTAATACACCCATAGTACGGGTACAGTGGTACGAGTATCGACGTGTATGAAGCTCTTATGGATGCCTATGCCGCTGAAACCTAGCTTAATAGCGTTGCTAACAATAATGAAACGCTCAGACCCGTTAGTAACAGCAATATCAGCAGCAATGCCTCTCGCGTGCTGTCCTGGCCCACTAGATTTCTTAGCTTCAAGGCTATGTTTCTTGCTGCGGAACCCGCTAGTAATCCGAAACGGTATGCCGCACTCATGGCGCAACGCATCCAAAGCATGGATGAACTCATCTTCCATTTCATTTTCGCCAGTCTCCTGACAGTCAAATTCTTGACGGGTAAAGTACTTGAAGGTCATCTCTTGTACGCGGTCTTTGCAGAGTCCTTGAATGCCTTAGCAGTGGGAGCGCCTTTGGTTCCTGGCTTACGCATCTTCTCGCCAGATCCACCAGCGATACGAGCACGTTTAGCTTGGATGTTTGCGTACAATCCTTTCTTTGGTTTTCTCATTACCATTTCACCTTGTTTGCCCAGTAAGCCGCAGACATTTTGCCCTTGGCTATGTTCTTTCTATGACGTGCCTTGAATGATTCACGTCTCTTTCTACGAGATTCAGACTCGCCTTCACGTTTGGGAGATCCGCTGACACCAGCCTGACCGAACCGAATAGTCTTGACCTGATCGCCAGACTTGGCCACCACGACGTGAGACTTAGTAGGATGCTTAGGTGTACGCTTAGGTTTGTTATACCCAGATACACCGATACGTTTTAGTAACGACTCGCTCACTTCTTCATCTCCATCAGCTTGGATACACCGCGGATACCGAATGAACTACTGATCGCAATGAACAGCAGGTATTGATACCACTCAGGCAATTGTGACAGCGCCTTGAACCCAGCGTCAACCCTATCGATCACACCAATATCGTTGATGGCTATGGCATAACCAACCATGAAGATAGGGATTGATAGTATGATAGTCCAGAACTCATCCTTCCACGAATGAGCACTGGCATCTGCCATCTTGGATTCCCAATCAGCATTGTTCTGGATGACCTGGAGTTTAGCTTGATGTTTAGCTTGCTTCTCCTCGGCCTTGTTATTCAACCAGCCACCGACTAGATTAGTGATCGGCCCTATCAGTGCTTGCATCATTTTCGGATCAACTCGTTAATGGCTTTCCAAGCCTCGATCATTTTCTGCTCAAGAACTTCTAGCCGGTTTAAGATCTTTCCAATCGTTAGCACGAGGATGAATACTCCAGCAGCAATGGGCCAGCCTGAGACAATAACCTCCCACGTTTCCATCAGCCATCTCGTTTAACAAGTTTCTGAACAGTATCAGACTCCCAGATACGCAACGCTAACCAGATGATCGTGAACAAACTAGCAACACTAGGAAGCCATCCAGCAAGTGTAGCCACAGTGCCTCCTACCGCTAATGAATCCATAACTGTTTTAGCTTCTTCCTGCATGTCATCACCTACGTCAGAGTCATCCACTTGGCGCCAAAGCGTACCGTGATGTTGGTTCCAGCACCGAACTCGCCAGTCTTAACGCCAGCACGATAGAACAGTAACTCAGGCTCAAAGCCTACGTTCTCGCTAATGGACGTAAAGGTATCAACGTCAGTCCAAGTGGAGTCATCGATACTACGTTGTACGGTGACAGTAGTACCCGCAGTTAGTGTGCCTCGGATAGAGAAGTTAAAGTCTCCATCGAACCTGAATGAATCGCTGAAAGTGTTCTCAGCAGTGATTGTTTTTTCTACTAGAGTAGTCATTCTTCATTTTCCTTATTGTCTAAATCCGACTTGATGATCGTGTCGTCCTTTGTTGGTCAAGCATTTATGCCGAGATTGTTCCGTAAGATTTCCATGTCCCAGGAGTTCCAGCAGTAACACATACCCAGCCGATATTGCCTGAAGCCGACGGGACTGAGTTATAAACTTTGTCGCCAACAGCCCATGTTCCTGTTGTGGGAGCTGAAGACCTTTCTAAAGTGCCATCTACCACGTTGCCATAGATATAACTACTGTCGAATTTTGTACCAGATACTCCCGCTACTGCAAAAACATAACGTATTTCCGTTATATCATCGTCAGCAGTTGGGATGAATATATACCTGAAGAACCCACTAGCTAATGTCTGAGCGTTGTATACCAAGCCTTTAGTGCTTGCATCAACAACCACTCCGCCAACAACAAGTTTAAGTTGGCTTGTCGTTGCAACCCATTCTATAGCACTGATCTCTCTTAAATTAACCGGCCCTGCTGATGTGTCCAGCGGCAAAACGGCATACGCACCGGCTGTTGATGTGCTATAGATTGAAGCTCCGCCAGTTATACTGGTTGCCGTGTCTATGGTAATGGGGTGACTTGCATTATAAGGTTGAAGAATCCTTTTAGAAAAGTCGAAATTGACAAAGGTATTTCGGGCGCGTTTGAATGTGATCTGGCCTGTAGTATATGTACTGTGATCTATCCTAATCGTTGGGAAGGAACCATAGTGACCGTTGATAAAGACCTTACTTTCCGTATCTTTAATTACAATATTCTGCTGAACAGAAGCGTCCCACAAATTACTAATATCCAAAAATGACGAGTTAGTTAGCTCAACTTTTGGTGTAGTAGTCTGAGCAAATAAACAAGATGTTGCGGTAACTTTTGAGTCCTTGCATTCAACAGGATTTGTGTTTTCAAAATCAACCGCAATAAAATTAACCTGCCCGTTCTCAAAATAGGACTTACTGTTTGACGATATAATATTGCCGCCAACAAATGTTATGCTGCGACCCGTCCCCACATAATCAATATTGAGCGCAGCGACACCACCGCCAACGGTATTTGCAATATTGCAGTCATTAAATG